ACGTTTTCCATAAATCTACCATAATTAGCAAATTCACCACGTCGATGGTCTTCGCACAGGCAAAGCCAGGCATAAGCAAGCAAACGAAAGAGTATAACTGTATTATCTACAATCGTATTTGCGCTTCCAGAAGGGTTACCCGTATTTTTGGATACCACATCACCGTCTTGTGTGACTATTACCGAGTCGACTATTTCAACATAGAGATTCCAGATTCTATTTCTGTTCTCTTCGGTTTGGTGTTCTGGGGCGAGCATTCTAAATCTAAACTCAGCCATACCATACATAGCTTCGCGAAAGAGCGAGGAATCATATTCAGATTCATCAAGCTCAAATGCATTTGGATGTTTTGACAATCTTTGAAAGAGCTTATTCCAGCCCCTAAAGAATTTTGTTGACCCTACGAAGGACCAATGTTCACCCGTATTGGCAGAATCATAAAACTTATTGTTCATGTCTCCAAATATTTGAGTGCATGCATGTACATGTTGTACTGGAGAACCAACAAAGGTCCGTAGCTTATTTTGAGCTATCTTCTCAGTATCACGTAATTCCTCTTTGACATTATTAGTCCAGAAAACAGGGGCAGCTTGAGACTCTTTTAAACAGTCCCAGTACGCCTGGCAAAAATTCATTGATTCAGGATGATTATAAAAATCTCCTTTCTTCTTTAAATTAGGATCACAATTCCAAGGAAACCCACTTGAGGATTTCATATCAAGGCATCTTCGTACCTCTTGGAAGTCAGTCCACACTTCAGCATTACTCATGCAATTGAAGTGACGCTCAGTCCAAGCACCAGCCAAGGCCCACATTTCTCCTCTGAGAGTGGGTTGTTCCTTATCGTATTTTATTAACGATTTATAGCCAGCAGCTTTATTAGGTTGAGCTAACCCATATTTTGTAAACAAATTAGAAGGATTCGCACCGAGTTTCTCGCGTACAAATTCAGCAAAATAAGGATCATCTTGATTTTTCACTTTATCTTTAGTGCGGCGTACAACACGCCCTTCTAAATGCATATTAACTGCATTTGAAAGGTAGCTACGAGCCGAATCAGATGGCCCCCCAGGACGAAGTGCTAGTGATGCAATCTCAGCAGGATAACTCGCTAAGATAGTCTTATTCACATCAACACTCCTTACGC